ACAGACATCTTGGCGCACTTTTTTCATGAGGAGGTATATCTATGGGTGGGAGAGGTTCCGCGTCATCCGGTATAGCAAAATCTAACCGGACAAGAAATGAAATATTTTATAGTGCTGAAAACAGCCAGCTAAAAGGTTTGAGAAATCAGGCAAGAGAGCGAGAGGGAAAGTTCGCTGCAATGGCAGAAGCCAGAGCTACTAATGCGCAGACCTTCAGCGGAAAAGAATTCAAGGATTATTCGATTGCCGGAAATACAATCATATATGGCACAATAGGCGGTAAGGCAGTATTCTATGCAGATAAAAGTAACAGCCCTGCCATAATGAAACTTATGTCCGAGAGAGAGGCCAGAGGGAAGAAGTTCATCGAAGACATGAAAAAGGATATGGCGATCACAGCCAGCAAGCAAGGCGGGCGTACCTCAACATATGACAGATGGGAAAAAAGAAATCGCAGCAAGTTTGATGCCTGGTTCAATGGGAGTTAATCCGGATGGACTTTTCGTTTGATTTCTCATCGCTTGAGTTTGATTTCAGCGGGCAGAAGAAGCAGGAAGAGACAGACGAGGTCGGTGAGTTCCTGCGATCCGCGAAAGTGAACCGCGTCCCGGTCGAGTATGCCGGCCGCAAGATGTTTGCGGCAGTAAAGGAGATCGCGGATGAGCGGAAGTGACTGGGGAGGAAAGAGAAAAGGTGGTTCCGGAGGAAGCAACGGAGCTAAAGGAAGGCGCAGCGGATATGAATCCAGGTCAAAGCGAGGCACAACCCCGGTGGATAAGCAGGGATTTGTTGACTATTCAAAGATAAATTTTGAGCCGCTGCCATGGGATTAAGAAACGAGTGAGGGCAGATGAATGAAGCCAACTTAGAAGCTCACAAGTTCACACGAAGCGGGAACGAAGCGCGAGAAAGCGGGAAAAAGGGAGGCGTCGCCAGCGGACGAAAGAGACGCCAGAAGGCGCAGTGGAAAGAGCAGGCGCAGGCACTTCTGGAGCTGTCCATGAAGGATCCGAAGAAGGCCGGACGCGTGAAGAGCTTCGATAAGCTGAGAAGCCTTGACGATCTCGAGAGAGCCAACATCACTGCGGGGGATGGAGTGATGGCAGCTCTCCTGGCTAATGCCATACATGGGGACCGGCAGAGCGCTCAGCTCCTCTTCACACTGGCGGGGGCGATGGATCAGGAGCGGTCCGCCGGATCCGAAAGTGAAAGCCGGGAGGATGACGGCTTCCTTGATGCCCTGAATGGCACCGCCGCGGAAGACTGGGACGAGAAGGGGATGGATGACGATGAAAGCGAGTAGTTTTCACTTTAAACCCTTCTCCAGGAAACAGCGGCAGGTCCTTAACTGGTGGTGCCCGGCATCCCCTGTGAAGGATTATGACGGGATCATCGCAGACGGAGCCATCCGATCAGGGAAGACCATGTCTATGTCGCTCAGCTACATCCTGTGGGCAATGTCAGACTTTGATGGTCAGCAGTTCGGCATGGCAGGGAAGACGATCAAGTCATTCGAGAGGAACGTATACAACCCGCTGAAGGTTATGCTGAATAGCCGCGGGATCCCATTTGAGGAGAAACGGTCTGATCAATGCTTTATCGTCAGATGGAACGGGCATGAGAACAAGTTCTTCGTGTTCGGCGGCAAAGATGAATCATCACAGAGCCTGGTTCAGGGTATCACCTGCGCCGGGTTCTTTTTCGATGAGGTCGCACTTATGCCGGAGTCCTTCGTCAATCAGGCAACCGGCCGATGCAGTGTTGAGGGATCGAAGTTCTGGTTCAACTGTAACCCTGATTCCCCGTATCACTGGTTCAAATCAGGATGGATAGACGACAGGGAGAAGAAACGGATCCTGTATCTCCATTTCACGATGGATGACAACCTGAGCCTTTCAGAGAGGACGAAGGAACGATACCGGAACCAGTACAGCGGAGTCTTCTATCAGCGTTTCATCCTGGGCAAATGGGTGATGGCTGAGGGCGTGATCTATGACATGTTCGACACGTCGAAGCATGTTGTTCCAGCCGCCGATATCACGCCGCAGCTGGCAAAGCACAGCCGGTATATTTCCTGCGATTATGGCACGCAGAATGCGACAGTCTTCCTGCTATGGGAAAAGGGCATAGACGGCGTGTGGTACTGTACGCGGGAATATTACTACTCAGGCAGAGACATGAGCCGGCAGAAGACGGACAGCGAGTACGCGGACGATTTCCAGAAATGGATCTCCGGGACCAGCTTCCGGGCCATGATCGTCGACCCGGCAGCCGCATCTTTCATAGCGGAACTGCGGAAGAGGAATATCCCGGTAGTGTCCGCCAAGAATGACGTGCTGGACGGAATCCGCCTGGTCGGGTCCCTGCTGAAGCGGGAGAAGATCAAGTATTCTGACGTATGCAAGAACACGATCAAGGAATACGGTTCGTATGTATGGGATGAAAAGGCCGCAGACCGAGGCATAGACGCGCCGGTCAAGCAGCACGATCACGCCATGGACGCGAGCCGATATTTTGTAATGACGGTTATCGGAAACTATTCAGCGAGGATCAAAAATAAGGCCGCATATGGTTTCGATTAAGAGGTAACAGACGATGAATTATATCTTCACAATGCCGGCGGACGAATGGGACGAGCGGCAGCCAAACAAGCGGGCGATCCTGAGCCTGATCAAAAAGCATATGTCCATGGTCCCGAGACTGCAGAAGCTGAGGCTGTATTACGAGGGCCATCACGCCATAGAGGACGACGCGGACAAGGCTATCAAACTTGTCTGCAATCATGCAAAGGATATCTGCGACACATCGTCTGCATATTTCCTGTCCAATCCGATTGCATACCGGTCAAAGGCGGATATAACAAAGCTGACGGACGCCCTGGACACGGCAGACGCGGACGAGGTGGACGGAGACAACGCCCTGGATCTTGCCATATACGGCAGAGCATACGAATACATCTATACGCGGGAGGACGAGACAGATCTTGTCTGCAAGTCCCTGTCACCCGAAAGCACATTCGTCGTCTATGATGATTCAATAGAGCAGCGGGAGCTGTTCGCCGTTTACTACTATGTGCGGAAGGACGACACGGACCAGCACATCGACGTCTATGTGGCAACGGTCCTCACAGAGCATTACAAGTATGTGCTCAACATCGAGGACATAGAAGGGCCACAGTCAGATCTTGAGCCGCCTGTCGAGCACTTCAAGGGCGAGATCCCGATTATCGAATACCTGAATAACAAGGCAGGTATCGGAGACTTTGAGCTGCAGATCCCGCTGATCGACGCATACAACAGCCTCATGTCCGACCGAATGCAGGATAAAGAGCAGTTCATAGACGCGATCCTGGCAATCTATGGCACGCTCCTGTCAGACGAGGATTACGAGGACGAGAACGGCAACAAGGGCGGAGCCGCGGCAATGGCAAAGTTGAAGCGGGACAAGCTGGTAGAGTTCCCGGAGGGGACAAAGGCCGAGTATCTCACCCGCACATTCGACGAGAACGGCGTGGAGATCCTGAAGAAGGCAATCGAGCAGGACATCCACAAGTTCTCAAACATCCCATGCATGACAGACGAGAGCTTCGGAGGCAACGTCTCCGGTGTAGCGATGGAGTTCAAGCTGCTGGGCATGGATAATATCACGAAGATCAAAACCCGCTATTACAAGCGAGGGCTTAAGAAGAGGCTGAGGATCTTCGGAAACTGGCTTGCGAATAAGGCAATCAGCGTGGATGTTACGCAGATCACGCCGATGTTCACGCGAG